ATAATGGTCCCGTGATTGAAGCACTTGAACGTGGTGCAATCCTGCTTCTGGATGAGATTGACCTTGCTTCCAACAAGATTCTGTGCCTGCAATCTGTTCTGGAAGGTAAGGGTGTCTTCCTCAAGAAGATCGGTCGCTTCGTGAAACCCTCCGCTGGATTCAACGTGTTCGCCACTGCAAACACCAAGGGTAAGGGTTCTGATGACGGTCGCTTTATCGGCACCAACGTGCTGAATGAGGCATTCCTTGAGCGTTTCCCTGTGACCTTTGAGCAGTCCTATCCTGCCCCTAACACTGAGCAGAAGATTCTGGAAGGCATCGCTCTGGACCTTGGCGTGGAAGACCGTGACTTCTGCAAGCGGTTGGTTGATTGGGCGGATATCATCCGTAAAACGTTCTACGATGGTGGTATTGAGGAAATCATCAGCACCCGTCGTCTGACTCACATTATCCGTGCCTACAGCATCTTCCAAGACAAGGCAAAGGCAATTCAAGTGTGTGTGAATCGCTTTGATGAGGAAACCAAGCAAGCATTCCTTGAACTCTATGATAAAGTGGATGCTGATTTCAAAATGCCTTCTACTGGTCCCGAATACGTTGACCAACCCGCCCCCTTCTGATATAATTGGGGAAGGTAAAAATGTGCCTTCCCTTTATGAGTGATTCAACCTTTACTATTACTATGACTGAAAACACAAATCATCTCTGGAAATACAACGAAGATAAAATTCTCAAGGATGTTGAAGATTATGTAACCAGCACCTATCACGGTCATTACTGTGGAGATGAAGATGGTTACAATGATATTCAAACTATTGACTTGATGGCAGCGAAGAAACTTGCTGCTGGATTCTGTCAAGCAAATATCCTCAAGTATGGGAGTCGCTATGGTGATAAGGATGGTCGCAATAAGCGTGACCTTCTCAAAGTGATTCACTATGCAATGCTTTTGCTCCACTTTGATAGGCATTATTCCCGCAAAAATAATGGTCTGACCGAATTCCGTTGATTATGAAACTCAAAGACAAAACTATGAAACTCTCTGATAATACTCTCGCTCTTCTCAAGAACTTTGCTGGTATCAATAACTCGATTCTTGTGAAGAGTGGTAAGCGTCTCCGCACTATTTCTGTAGCAAAGAATATTCTTGCTGAAGCAGAGATTAGTGAAGAGTTCCCCCGTGATTTTGCTATCTATGATCTGAATCAGTTCCTGAATGGTTTGAGTCTTCATCAGGATCCTGATCTTGATTTTACTGAACAATCTTACCTCAGTATTAAAGAAGGTAAGCGTCGTGTGAAGTACTTCTACGCTGATCCTAACGTTATTATTTCTCCTCCAGAAAAAGAAATTCAACTTCCCTCTCAGGATGTTTGTTTCCAACTTGATAGCGTAACTCTAGAAAAACTTCTTAAGGCAGCAGCAGTTTATCAACTTCCTGATCTTTCTGCTGTTGGGGAAGCAGGTGTAGTCAAATTGGTAGTTCGTGATAAGAAGAACGATACCTCTAACGAATATTCTATTGTAGTTGGTGAGACCGACGCCGAGTTTACCTTTAACTTTAAGGTAGAAAACATCAAGATTATTCCTGGTGCTTATGATGTTGTAGTTTCTTCTAAACTTCTGTCTCAATTCACAAATCCCAAATATAATTTGCACTATTATATTGCTCTAGAACCAGACTCTACTTTTGGATGATGGAATTCTTACTGTATCTTACTCCCCAAGCAAAAGACATTCTCAATCAAATTTATCAGGCAAAGTTTTCTGTTCGCGAAAATGTTGATTTTTGTAGGAGTAATACTGAAATATTTGGATATGTGGATCTAGGAAAAAAATTCGTAATCTGCACTAAGAACATTAAAAAAAGTGGATTTGATGTAAAATTTTATGTTAATGAAACTCTTTATCATGAAGCAGTCCATGTAGCACATTCCTGCAACGGAAATAAAGCTTTTGGTATTTCCAAAAAGGATATGATTCTTGAGTCTTTCAAATATCAAGATATTAAAAATTCAGTAAAGTCTTCTAATGCTTCTGCAAATATGGAACATGAAGCTTATTGGATGGAAGATAAACCAGAAAAAGTAAAATACGTTATTCAAAAGTATTGTCTCTAATGAATATATTCGTTACTTCTCCTTGGCCTGCGGAAAGTGCTATTTGTCTTCCCGATAAACATGTCGTCAAAATGCCTTTAGAATGCTGTCAAATGCTTTCTATTGTTGCTTCTGAAAAATGGGGTCATGGTTACGGCAATCTTTATAAAACTGATGGTACACCATACAGAACTGAAAAAGGTGCGTTTCGTAACCACCCCTGTACAAAATGGGCACTTGAAAATATCGATAATGCTTATTGGTTAATCAAACATGGATTGAATCTATGCGACGAGTATACACTTCGCTATGATAAAATTCATTCTTGCTACAAGACCCTTGTAGATGCCTTTTATTTGTTCCCTCGTGGTAAAATAAACAAGGTAGAAAACTTTGTTCGTGCTATGCCAGATGAATATAAATTTGACGCAAGCATTGACACTTTTACTGCTTACAAGATGTATATCGCATCCAAACCTTGGGTTGCATCTAATTATCTTCGTATGCCGCAAAGAAAACCTGATTGGGTATAACTAAATTATGACAAGTGAATTCTTATTCTGTGAGAAATACCGTCCTCAAGTGATTGAGGATTGTATTCTTCCTGATGATACTAAAAAAACATTTAAGGAGTTTGTAGAGAAGGGTGAGATTCCAAATCTCCTTCTCGCGGGACCTCCTGGTATTGGTAAAACAACAATTGCAAAGGCATTGTGTAATGAATTAGGAGCAGACTATTATGTCATTAACGGATCCGACGAAGGACGTTTCTTGGATACTGTACGGAACCAAGCAAAGAACTTCGCTTCGACCGTCTCACTTACGGGATCTTCTAAACACAAAGTCATCATCATCGATGAGGCGGATAACACAGGGAACGACGTACAACTCTTACTACGGGCGAATATTGAGGCATTTTATAACAACTGCCGATTCATCTTCACCTGCAACTATAAGAACAAAATTATTGAACCTCTTCACTCCCGATGTGCAGTCATTGACTTCACCATCAAAGGGAAGCAAAGAGTTCAACTTGCGGGAAGTTTCTTTCAGCGACTTCAATCAATCCTGGACCAGGAAAGGGTTGAATATGATCAAAAAGTCCTTGTTGAACTTGTATCAAAACACTTCCCAGATTTTCGTAGGGTCCTCAACGAATGTCAAAGGTATGCTACGGGAGGGAAAATTGACTCGGGCATTCTTGCATCTTTCTCAGACATCTCTGTAAATGAACTTATCAAATTCCTCAAGGAAAAGAACTTTACGGAAGTCAGAAAGTGGGTGGTCTCCAACTTGGACAACGATGCTTCTAGCTTACTTCGCAGGGTTTATGACTCCTGTTATGACTCTCTTGTGCCCGCCTCTATTCCTGCTGCCGTTCTTGTTATTGCTAAGTATCAATACCAATGTTGTTTCGTGGCTGACCAAGAAATTAACCTCCTAGCAGCACTAACTGAACTTATGGTTGAATGTGAATTCCGATGAACCTTTACAAAATTGATTATAAGACTCTAAAAGAAGAACCAGTCAAGACTACTCCTGAGAATGTGAAAGAGGCAAACGAAGCATTATTTCGTGCAAAGATGACTCTTCCCGCTGCTGCTAAGCATTGTGGTATGACTCATAAAGAAATGAAAATGACCTTTCTTGAGTATTTGAAGTATAACCAACCTGATTATGAAGTCTCTTAAAACCTGTTTAAGGTATCCTGGGGGCAAGTCCCGCGCTTGCACCAAAATGGATCCATATTTTCCAGATCTTCGCAACTATGATGAATTCCGTGAACCATTTCTTGGCGGCGGAAGTGTTGCAATTTATATTACTAAGAAATATCCAAGCCTAGATATTTGGGTAAACGATTTATATGAACCATTAGTAAACTTCTGGCAGCAACTCCAGATGTTTGGAAATGATTTGAAAAATCAGTTAGTTGATTATAAACTTGCACACAATACTCCAGAATTAGCAAGAGAATTATTCGCAAAGTCAAAGGAGAATATCAATGATGAGTCTCAAACGAACCTTAATCGTGCTGTCGCTTTCTATATTGTTAACAAATGTTCTTTTAGTGGTCTTACCGAAAGCTCTTCTTTTTCTCCACAGGCATCAATTAATAACTTCTCCATGAGAGGCATTGAAAAACTTCCCGAATATTCTAAACTAATCGAAAAATGGCGTATAACTAATTACTCCTATGATTATCTGATGGATGGAAACAAAGGTGCTTTTATGTATCTCGATCCTCCTTATGATATTAAGGATAATCTCTATGGGCGTAAAGGATCAATGCACAAAGGATTTGATCACGATAAGTTTGCTGCTGATTGCGACGTTTGTAATATGGATCAACTCATTAGTTACAATTCTGATCAACTAGTCAAAGATAGGTTTAAAAATTGGAACGCCGCTGAGTTTGATTTGACTTACACGATGCGTTCTGTGGGTGAATATATGCGTGAGCAAAAACAACGTAAAGAACTCTTGCTTTTTAATTATGGAATTGAAGGACTGGTTAAACTCGATCAATCAGACGAAGCAACATCTGATTGATGAAGATCCTTCACTTGAGAAGGAATATGCACCCTATATTATTAATCGTTGTCTTTCTGGGCATCTTGATTGCATTATGTTTGCTAATGAAATGAATCGGTATCATTTTCTATCAAAAAAGATGCAATATGACTTCTTTATAAATAGTCTGAGGAAAAAGAAGAGATTTTCTTCCTGGCTCCGACAAGATAAAATCAAAGATCTTGATTATGTCAAACGTTATTATGGATATAGTAATGAAAAGGCAAAGCAGGCTTTGAGGATTCTTACCAAAGAACAACTAACATTTATAAAATCGAAATTTGAAACTGGAGGAACAAAATGAGTGTCGTTCAAGAACCTGAAGTGAAGTGGACGCCCGACCAAATGGTGGAAGTGATCCTTAATGAACCTGATGATTTTCTTAAGGTTCGTGAGACTTTGACCCGCATCGGAGTTGCTTCAAGAAAGGAAAAGAAAATCTATCAATCTTGCCATATTTTACATAAGCAAGGTAGATATTATCTTGTTCACTTTAAAGAACTATTTGCCCTTGACGGCAAACATGCAAACCTAACTGTGAATGATGTTCAACGTCGCAATCGTATTGCCCAACTTCTTGCTGATTGGGGTCTGATTGAGATTGTTGATGTAAAGAAGATCCAGGACATTGCTCCTTTGAATCAAATCAAAGTTCTTTCCTATAAGGACAAGGGAGATTGGATTCTGGAAACCAAGTATAATATTGGTGCTAAAAAGAAAAAGGTAGAGGATGCCGAATAAAAAAGAGCGGGTTTTACACCCGCCTTTTTTGTAAGAAGTATTATAATTATATACGGATGCCGTAAGGGTCCACAAAACACAAACTCGCTTTTAAAGAAGGAGCTACCATAATGACTAACCTTACAAGGTATACTGCTGCGGATCTTCCTGCCTTAATGGAAAGAATTACGCGCAATAGCATTGGAATGGACGAATATTTTGATCGTTTATTTAATCTTCATG